CATGCACTGCATAGCCAGTGTGAACAAGCCGCGCGTCGTGTGGGTCTATCACGACAGTTCGGCCAGTGCGATGTACAACAAGCAACTGATCTTCGACTGGTCGATCACGCGCTGGGCGCGGGCATCAATCTTCGCCTGGATATGGGGGCTAATGGCGTCGGTCAACCTTGACCTCGACACCGATGGCACCGAGCCGGGTGATGCCGACCTCGACAGCGCCGCGTCATCACTGGACAACCCGGCCTATGTCGGTGATCGACCGGCAATCGGCGCCATCAACCCGGATGGCTATCTCTCCACGTTGAACGGCCCCAACCTGCCGGCAACCATGGAAACCGCCGAGGTGCATCTGGCGCCCGGTATGCGGGCATTCGTCAGCGATGCTTACCCACTCGATGATGCCCGCGATGACTCCACCGGCACACTCGCCGCCGGCACCCGGGAACGACTGCAAGATGCCTGGACCTGGGGCGTGCCGGTCATGATCGAAATCACCGGCTCGGCGGCGCTGTATTCGTCGGCCCGGCTGCATCGCTTCCGCCGTTTCATTCCGGCCGGCACGGTGTGGACACATGCGCAGGGTGTGCAAATCGAGGCGCAGCAGGACGGCACCGTGGCATGAACATATGGCAGCCGGCGCCATTCCGCATTGCGTTTGACGCTGCCCGTGACCCCTACACCGCGCGCAACGCGCTCGGCATCATCAGTTCCGGTGGCGGCGGTACGGTAACGTCAGCCACACCGCCGCTATCGATCAGCGGCGGCGGCGTGATCTCGATCGATCTGAGCGGCTATCAAACGGTCCCGGTAGCATGGACGGCCTTTACGCCAACCTTGGCGGCCGGATCAGGCACGCTCACTTCAGCGGCCGCTACTGGGCGCTACATCCGATCCGGCAAGAACGTGAGCTTCAGCACTCGTATCACCATCACGACCAACGGCACGGCAGACACTCACATCACCGCAACTCTGCCGGTGACAGCATTTGCCGCAAGCCAGGTGCTCAACGGCTACCACGAGACCTACACCGAGGTGGCGTCGGCGGTGATCCTGTCCGGCACACCGACTGTCGTTCGGATCAAAAACTCGGCCGGCGAATACCCAGGCTTTGATGGTGCTGCACTTGTTATTTCTGGAACATATGAGGCCGCCTAATGCCCACTACCGAAGACATCCAATGTTGGAGCACGACGGCGGGCACCAACGCCAGCATCGACGCCGGGATTGGCTGGGCTGAAAACCAGGCACGCGCGAGCGTGAACAACTCCGCGCGCGGGATGATGGCGGCGCACGCCAAACATCGCAACCTCAACAACGGATCGATCACCACCGGCGGCTCAGCCAACGCGCAGACGTTTACTTCTCCGGTCGGCTATGGCGTAGTTCCGACCGGGCTGCGCGCGCTGCTCAAGATCGGCTTTACCAATTCCGGCTCCACCACGCTCAACATGGACGGCATCGGCGCCGTTACTATCAAAGATCAGGCCGGCAACAATCTTGACGCCAACGCACTTGTCGCCGGCCGCTATGCCGATTTGCACTACAACGGCACCAACTGGATACTGATGCAGAGTGCCACCGTGGCGCCCGCGCTCGACGCCATGGCGTACAACGGCATGCAAATCAACGGTGCGATGGAGGTGAGCCAGGAGAACGGAGTAGCGCCTATTCTGGTCACCAATAACCAGTTCTATATCGTGGACGGCTGGAAGGTTGCCTGCGGCGGCACCACGCCAACGGTGCGGGCGGAACAGATCGTTGTCGCGCCGATCGGTTTTAACCGGGCTCTGCAAATACGCGCCACCGTTGCCAATGCCGCACCGGCCGCAACCGATTACTGCGCCTACATTCAGCACATCGAGGGCTATCGGATTTCGCGGTTGTGGTGGGGGCTGGCGCAAGCCTCGCCGATCACGCTCGGGTTCTGGGTGTTCAGCACCATAACCGGAACATTTTCCGGCACTGTACGAAACGGCATAACGGCCAATCGCAGTTACGCGTTTACCTATGTGGTCAATGCCGTCAGCACCTGGGAATACAAGACCGTGACCATTGCCGGCGATACCACGGGAACGTGGGTAACCGACAACACAGCCGGGATGTCCATCACCTTCACTGCCATGTCGGGCACCACCTATCTCACCGCGCCCAACGTATGGACCGCGGGCAATTTCCTGGGCGCGACCGGCACCAACAACCTAGTGAAGAACACGACCGACCTGATGGTGATCACCGGCGTTGTCTTGTTGCCCGGCACTGGTGCGCCATCGGCGGCACAGTCATCGCTGATCACGCGGCCGTTCGATCAGGAATTACAGACCTGCAAGCGATATTGGGAGAAGGTGCGGATTTACAATGTTTCGTATTCAACGTCTGGAACTGGAGTGATGGGAATGGCGGTGCGGTTCCCGGTCGAGAAACGCAGCGCGCCAACCTCGACCTTGGTCGCTAATGCGTTTTCCAATGCCACGTTTCTTTCGACGGCCGCAAACGCGACCGAGGTGCAGTGTATTGGCAGCGTAACAGCAACCGGAACGTATATTCTGGACGCGACATTCACCTGTGATGCGAGGTTGCCGTGATGGCCGACTATCAACTCACCTCGACCGACATCGTGATCCGCACCGAGGATCAAGCCTACATTCCCAATGATCCGACCAATGGCGATCGCATGGCGTATGACAAGTGGCTGACGGACGGCAACACGCCCGATCCATATGTGCCGCCGCCTGCGGATACAACGCCGGCACCGCAAACCCAGGTGCTGTACGATCACGAAAACCGCCTGCGCTCGATCGAAGGCGCGCCGCCGCTAACGCTCGGCGACTTCGTGCAACAGAAGGGCCTGTGATTGCGTCTGCGTCCGGTGCCGCACGCCACATTGCAAAAAACCGCGCCGCTGTGGTTGCCGTTTCTGCCGTCGATTGCACGGCGCTCCAAGGAAAGCGTACAGGAACTGTACCGCAAGGTCATGGCTCGCGAGGTGTGGCTGACCTTGGTCTGGGATGATGCCACCAACAAGCCGGTGGCATTGATCGGTGTGCGGTTTCACATGCGCGGCCCCGACATGATCGCCGAATGGCTCTGGATGACCGGACACAATCACAGGGCCTGGATCGATCTGCTGCCCGAGTTCGAGCAATTGCTGCGGCAGGCCGGCGCGGTGGAATGCCGGCCTCTGTGCCGGCCGGGCTGGGTCAAAATTCTCAAAGCCGCAGGCTACAAGGTCACGCACATACAACTGGAGAAATCGCTCCATGAGTAGCTCAGGACAGACTCCGGTCACGCAATCGCAAAGCAGCGATCCTTGGTCGGGCGCACAGTCGCATCTGACAGATTTGTACACCCGCGCCGGTGACCTCACCGGCGAGGTGCAGGGCTATAATCCATACCCGGGCGATCTGCAGGCGCCGTTGGACCCCACTCTAGCGCAGGGGCTCAACCAATCGTACCAGATCGCCTCGCAGTCGCCGTGGGGCACCGAGGGCGTCAATGCCGCGCGCTCGTATGGAACCAGCATGGAGCAACTGGGCGGCCTGACGCCTGACATGGCGAATACCGCCAACATGATGCAGAATGTTTACGGCCAGATGGGCAACACTGCTGCCGGTTATGCCCAGCCCTATAATTCACTGGCCTCCATGTATCAGGAAGCATCGGGCCAGCAGAATCCCTACCTGCAGGCGATGCTGGACACCAGCAACCGGCGCATTGGCGATCGGGTCAATTCGTCGGTGTCGGGGGCCGGGCGCTATGGCTCCGGCGCGCACACAGACATCCTCGCGCGTTCACTCGCAGAAGCGGCCGATCCGGTGTTGGCGGCTGATTACACCCAGCGCCAGCAAACCAAATTGAATGCACTACAAGGAATGCAGGGCGCGCTAGGGGGCCAGGCACAAGCGCTGAACGCACAGCAAGGCGTTGCCGGGGGCATTGGCAACATTTACCAAAATGCGAGCGACAGTGCCGGCAAGTGGGCGCAGCTCATGCCAAAATTGGACGAGGCGCAATATGCGCCGGCTGAGCAGATGCAAAACTACGGTAATTTTTACCAGACCCGCAGCAATCAAGACCTCGCCAACCAAGTCGCGAAGTGGAACCAAGAGCAAAGCAAGCAGTGGGAAAACCTGCAACGCTATGCCGGAATTCTCAGCGGCTCGGGCGCGCTGGGCGGCACCAAGACGACCACCACGACGCCGGCGCAGGCTTCCACTCTGCAGAAGGTGCTTGGCGGTGGTCTGGCCGGTGCTAGCGCCGGCTCGATCTTCGGGGCGCCCGGGGCGGCCATTGGCGGCGTCGGCGGCGGGTTGATGGGACTGCTGTAAGGTGATCCATGCCTAGTCTGTTGGATTATTTCCGGCCGCAACCCCGGCCACCAGATCCGCCATTCGGGTCGTTCAACAGCCGAGTGACCTACTATGCTCCCGGCCCCGGCGACCGCATGGAAGGCGGCTTTGAAACATCGCGGCCAAATCCGATAACCGGCAAGAGCGTTCCGGCCACGCTCGATAATTATCGGCTGGGATATTCTCCTTTCGTGACGTTGGCAGGCGATCCCTCCCGCTACGGCCAAGCCGTCAACATGGGTCCGCTGACCTACACCAGCCCGATCGACCAGAAATCCTACACGCTGCCCGATGTGACGGGAGTGGTTCACGACACTGGCTCGGCGTTCAAAGGGCGCCCCGACAAGCTCGATGTTGCAGCCGGCGATTATCGCGGTTGGGGCCCGCAGGCGGCCTCGGCAGCGGTGCAAGCCGACGGCGGGCGGCGAACGGTTACGCCCGTGTCCATGCCACAACGGCCTTCTGGCATGGACATGGAATTCGATCCCTGGACCGGGCAAGCCCCCCCGGGTGGTGCCGTTGATAGTCCAGCCGAGGGCCCCACCGCCGTTGCATCAGGGCCACCACAGCAGAGGCAAAAGAGCATGCCGCAATCCCTCATGGACATGTTTCAGCCGACCGACGCCGCCGGCGAGCCGACAACCTTTGACAAGGCGATTGCCGGCCAACGTCAGGGCCTGATCGGGTTTGGGCTCGGGCTGGCGTCGCCCGCATGGCAGGGCGAGAGCCAGATGAGCAACGCGCTGCAGGGCTATCAGCGCGGCGCTGCCCTCGATACCCGGCAGGCGTCAGATGCAGCGAAACTGAAACACCTAAAGGCACAGGACGCGCGGCAAGCACTGCAAGATGCTCTAGCAGCGCAGCGCGACGCGCGCGACTACGGCCTGCGCGAGCGGCAATTCAAAGCAAGCCAGGAGGTTAAGCCGTCCGTACACTGGACCGCCGACAGAACGGACGAGAAGGGCGATACGATCCCCGGCAAACCATATTTGATCAACCCGAATGGGTCATATCGCGAGCTTACGCTTGAGGGTGCACAGAACCTTTCGTCTGCCTTGCCGCAGACCGGCGCCGTGCCGGGTCAGGCAAGCGCGGATACAAGCACGACCGACGAGGGGGCAATTCCGCCGTCCGCCACGACGGTGCAAGCCGCACCTGGGGCTGCGTTGCCGCTCAATCGTAGAGAGGCAATCAAATCTTACAGCAAAGAAAAGGGCGAGCAGACAGCAAAAACGGAAGAACGGGGAGAGGCCGGAAGCCGAATTTTCAAATTGATCGACAGTCTAGAAGAAAAAGTAAAAGACCCGCTGTTCAAGGAGGCCGCAGGACCGACGAGGGAATATGCCAGCGGCCAACCAGTCTGGAACCCAGCCCGGGCGATCTATGAATACAATCCGCTTGGTGCAAGTGAAAAGGCCAAGACACATCTGGATATCGTCAAATCGGATGCCCAGGGGATCAACAGTGAATTGCAACGGGCGTATCTGAGCGGGCAAGGCCAAGTAACCGAGGCCGAGCGCGCCCAGATCAATCAGATTTTTGGCAACATCGCTGCGGCCAGAAGCCCGGAAGCGGCGCAAGCGATGCTGAAGAATGCGCGGGAGATCATCACAACGGCGTTCCAGCGAGGCTACGCGACGCCGGGGGCCGCGGAGGGGGCAAAACCGGCGCCGGCTAAAACCGGCCTAGAGGGGATGTCCAAAAAGGAAATGCAGCAAGAGTTGATCCGGCGGGGGGTGCTCAGTGCCAACTCTACCTGAGGTCTCCACAGAAGACTTGCTGCGGGCCTATAACAGCCCTGATACGCCCGCCGCTGCGCCGCCCGCTGGCGATATGTCTTCGATATCCACGCAGGACTTGCTGCGGGCTTATCATGCGCCGGAAAAACCGGCAGAGGTGTCGGGCCAAATCAGCATTCCCGGCCTCGGCAAGCCGTCCATGATCGGCTTTCTGAAGGGTCTGTACGGTACCGCCAAGAGCGGGGCGACGCTGCCGGGCGATGTCTATGCCGGGCGGGTTGATCCGCTGTCCGAGGAAGGCATCGGGCGCGCCGCCGATCTGGCAACGGTGACATCGGTGGGAAATATCCCGTCAGTCGCCCGCCGATCTGCGACCGCCGCGCCATTGTCGGCGGCCAAGATCGAAGAAGCGGCTACCAAGACCTATCAGGATGTCACTGAGGCTTCGCGGGCAACGCCGATTGCCGCCCCGCCGCAGGCAGTGAAGCGCGATTATATGGCGCCGCTGACGGGAGAGCGGCTGCCGATCGCGCAGCAAGTGGGGCCGACAACGCGCGATGTTGTCAACGAGGTGAGGCGGTTTGCCGATGAAGGCGGCCCGCGCGCCAAATCGGCGCCGCTGGTTCACGCCGAAATCGACAGCATGGCAAAGGCCAAAGACCTTGGCGACCTGATCGACAGCCGCCGAGAGTTGACCCGGATCATACGGGAAGAAAGCGGGCCGGATGTTGCTGCGGCCGGCATGGCACTCAAGAAACTTGATCCTGTGTTGGACCACTTCTCGCCCGGCACGTCCAAGGCGCTGCGGGAAGCCGACATCAACTACGCCATTGCCAAGAAGTCGGCCGATATTGAAAGCAAAATACAAAAGGCGATCGACAAGCAGCGGGATCAAACCCTAGCAGGCAACCGGATCAAGAAGACCGTCGAGCCCCTGTTGGAAAAGAAGGGGGCCGAACGCATGTCCCCAGAGGTTCGGGCGGCTATCGAGCGCGCCGCGAGGCCGGGCATGGCGGTGAACATGCTGCGCCCCTTCGCGGCCTTCGACCCCACCTCAAGGGCACTCGGCCCGATGTTGAGCGGGATGGCCGGGTTTGCACACCCTGCCGCGCTCGCCGCGATGCCGGTGGGAATGGGCGCGCGCGTTGCATACGACCGCATTCTGAAGAATAGGGCGGCGGGTATCTCGCCGGCCATGCGGGCAGAGGCACCGGCCACACTGGCACAGCCCGGCTATAGCGCTGGTGGAACGGTAGGGCGGCCATCGCTGCCGCCCCAAACGAGCCTTTTGCAATTGATGGCGCCACAGCGCGGATCGGATGCCGCCGCTCGGCCGCAATTCGCTGGCCCGCAACTACCGTTCCGCCAGGGCGAGCAGATGGACAACCTGATGGCCAGCATCAACGGTCCGCAGGGCTATCCCGATTTCCGTTGGGTCAATCCGGCCGGTGTTGATGCCTTTCTGGCCAACGGCCCCATGAGCACGAATATCGAGGACCGCCGGGATGAACTCGGCGGCTTCGACGCCGCTGCCGCGCGAATGCGACGGCAAGGGAGGCGACCATGATTGATATTGCAATTTCGGTGCTTTGGTTCCTGATCGGGCTGATTATCCTGGCGGGTATCATCTGGCTCGCAATCTGGGTCATCGAGCAATTCGTGACCCCCATTCCCGATAAGATCAAGCAGGGCATCTGGGTCATTGTGCTGCTGCTGGCGCTGATTGCGTTGATCACAGTATTGGCGACGGGTGGAAGCCCACGGCTTCCGTTCTGGCGACACTAGATGGATCAGCAGAGGTTTCTTGGCCTCTTTGTGATGATCTTCACTATCGCCGCCACCTTGTTGCTGCTCGCCCTGTTCGAGCGCGAGGCCGAAGGCAACATCCCGTTTGATTGCATGGACCCCACCGAGCGCGAGCGCGTGCGCGATATCGCGTTGCACGGCATCGACAAGGGGCTCGAGGAAGCGACGCAGCACCTCTACACGGTCTGGCAAAAAGACCCCAACACCGAGCAGCCCAAGCGCGCCCGTGTTGGCATCGTCAACGCCATCAACGCCCATTCCCGGGCGCGCAAGTTTGCGCTCGATTGGAGCCCGCCCACCTGTCCACCGGTACCGGAGAAATGACTACCGCCGCCCTGTCGATCCGTATTTTGCCCGCCGGGTGATCCAAGCCTTGTAGGTTCCGGCGTGCATAGCGTCCGGCGCGGTAACCCAGGGATTGGTACGTTTGGAGCGGCGGTTGTTGGCTTGCTCAATCCATGTTGACCACCGGCAATTTTCTGGCGTGTAGTCGCCCTCGTTGTTGATGCGATCCAAGGTGAGGCCAAGCGGACGTGGGCCCATATCGGCATAGAAGTTTTCGAATTTACGCCACCGCTCGCAGACTTTGATGCCGCGACCGCCATATTCTGGAAAAGCTGGATTTTTTGGATTGGTGCAACGCTGGATCATGGCGCCCCATGACCAATATACCGGCGTGCCGAACATGCCGTGAGTTGTGGTATCAATAAGATTGGACATCGGACCATCTCACCATGGTTTGTGTCAAGTGACGGGGCGGTGCCGCAAGCACTCGCCCCGTTGCGCATTCTAACACAACAAACAGTGGAGAAAATAGATGCCTTTAGTTATTCTTCCGGTATTCATCCAAGCCGGACAGTCGCTCAGTGATCCGGTCGATTGCAGCGCCGGACCAATTATAAAGATAACTCAACCCGGAGCATGGACAATTGACGCGCCCACTGGCGGACCCGCTGCATTAACATTCCAGACCAGCAGCGACGGCATTATGTTCAACGACGTTTTTGACCCTGCCGGCAATGAACTGTCCTACGTGGTGATTGCTGGCACGGGTGTGATCGGCATGAGGTTGACAACGGGTTGGGTCAAATTCCGCTCGGGCACGAGGGCGCGGCCGGTGCCGCAGATTGACCTGCGCGAGTTTGCGGTGGCGCTGGATGTGCCTGCGGCCGCGGCTGGTAGCGAGCTGCGGGTACGGCTGGTCGGAGGCTTTGCGCCGTGAAAGTCTGTATATCGTCCGGGCACGGCAAGTATATCCGCGGTGCATCCGGTTCACCTATTCCGCCATGCATGGACGAAGTCGATGAAGCGAGAAAGATCACAGACGAGACAGCCGCACGACTGCGGATGTTAGGTGTCGACACGGAAGTATTCCACGACAATACGAGCCGGGATCAGAGCACCAATTTGTCCACGATCGTAAATTGGCACAACGCGCAGGGCGACCATGATTACGATCTGTCGGTCCACCTAAATTGCTACGATGGTAACGCGCACGGTTGTGAGGTGCTGTTTGTTTCGGATGCGGGTGAGCAACTTGCATGGGACATAGTGGATGCGGTCTGTACCGCTTCTGGGCTGACAAATCGTGGGGCCAAGTACCGATCAGACCTAAAATTCTTAAACTCAACTCGGGAGGTAAGTGCTCTTTTGGAGATTTCGTTCTGCGATAATCCAAGCGACTGCAATATTGTGCGTTCGCGCTTTGTCGAAATTTGTTCTGCGATTGCGAGCGCCGTCGCCGGTGATGACAGCAGCCCGATCCCAGGACCGGAACCCGAGCCGCCGAGCGGTGTTCTGTTTGCAGCGCGTGGCACATGCTCGACCTTTGGCGGGCCCGATGACACCGGCGTCAGCCCGAGCGAAGGGCTGGCCATGTGGTACGAGCCGGATGAGTGCCCCTGGCTCATGCTGGGAAAGCAGCCACCCGCGACGACCGGGATGGCGCGCCGGCTCGATCCTTCGGTGTTCTATGTGGCCTGCCGGTGGGACTACGACGTGACGCCCAAGGAAATGCTGCGAGGTCCGCAGATGGCGATGGTCACCAACGCGGACACCGGGGTCATGCGGCTGGCCCATATTGCCGATTGGGGGCCACACGAAGAGCAGACTGGCCGTGCGGCAGACCTCTCCCCGGGGCTTGCCGACAGCCTGGGCGTCGGCACTGACGACGAGGTGACCGTCATGTATCCCTACCTCCCTGCCACACCCACCAGCTGACCAGCGCCGCGCCCAGCAGGGCCAGCAGCAGCACGCCGACCGCGGTCACCAACACGACCACGTCCCCGGTCATCGCATTGGCATCTGACAGCCGGCGAGGACCACGGCCAGCACGGTGCCGCACGCCACCATGAACAGTATCCAGGCCAAGGCCATGGCCCAGCGCGGCATCATGGTTCTACCGTCGGTTGAAAGTGTCCCATATCCTGGCCCATCCTCGACATCTTTACGTGCGCTTCCGCCGCCTTACTGGCAGCGCATAACCTGGCAACATATCATGTTGTTCTTGTGGGCTAATTTGCTGGTCGACTTCCGCTCGCTTACTGCTGCGAACTAAAGAAGTGTAGCCACAATGTCCTCGTTTTCCAGTTGAATTCATTGCGGTTTTTCCCCCTTGTCCTTCCTGCCCATACCGCGTCCCATGGTCTGAAATAGTGCCTCAACGTCCTTTCGCAGGATCAGCCGTCGCCGGCCAAATGCTGCCGAGCGCAAGCTGCCGTCCTTGATCCGCGCATAGACGGTCACATGCGACACACCGAGCATCGCACAGACTTCCTCAACGCTGTAGGCGAGACGGTCGGTCATAAGTCTTGCTCCGCGAGGTAGCAGAGGAAGTCGCAGGACGGCTGGATTGGATTGGTGGTCGGATGGTCGGTCGGTATCTCGTCAATGAACCGGCGCTCGTCATCGATCCGGCACAGCCTCACATCCAGATCGCGCGACAGTGCGGCCATGCGTCCGAATTCATCGGGAAACCGCTTGCGTATGAGTGCCCAATAAGCCGGGCTGGTCGCCTTCACGCACGGGATGCAGTTGTTGTTCTGGAAGCCCATGGCATAGAGCGGCGGCAGGGCGATGCCAGCACGCTGGATCATGTCGAGGCAGGCGGCCTTTGTAATGCCGCGCTCGATCAGCGGCGTCCGTATTGTCAACTCGGGATAGTTTGCCCGGAGCCGGCTTGCGCGTTCGGCATCAGGGCTGTCTGCCGTATAGCCGAATACGTGGATGTCATCCGGCCGCTGGAAGGCTAGCCGTGGCCCTACCTTTAGTTCGATGGTGCATCTGGCGCCCTGGATGCCGGCGAGCCAGCGGGTGCGCTCCCAAACGTCCCAAGTGTCGGCATACTCGTCCGACCGTAGGCGGATCACCGGGCGGCCAAGCCAACGTTCACAGTCGAGCATGAACCGCTTGTTGTCTTCGTGCTCTGCACCTGTCTCACAATAGACCGGCAATGCGTGTTCCAGTTTGCAAGCAACGGCTGACGCTGCGCCGCAAGAGAACCAGCCTATTGTGCGACGCTCGATCATGCTGGCCTCATATTACGACGCCGCCCCAGCATTGTTGGAGCAATGGACGGGGCGGCGCCTTCCGCCGGTCCGGGGGGATTACATATCCAGCCGGCGAAACTCATGGCTTTGGCTCCAGGGCGCGGCCACATCCTATCGGTGGACATCCTAGGCCGTGACAGATTGGGCAATCGGCGGTTAGTTCAGCAATGAACGCCCGCAGCCGCTCGTTGTCGGTACGCAGAAGGGCGCGGCGGGCTCCCCGTATCGCGTTCTCTGTCCGAAGCGACCACCATCCGCCGTCCTCATCTTCTTGGTTCTTCTTCATGTCGTGTTCCGCAGCGTCGGCTAGTTCCTTGAGCGCTGCCCGCAGCCGCTCGATCTTGGCGTCCCGCTCCGCAATGCGCTTAATCGCAACACCAAGTCGGCCAACCGCGTCCATCTGTGAAACCTCGATATCGTGATCGTCGCAGTCGCGCAGCTCGCGCACGACCGTGAGCTGCTCTTGCAGCCGGGTGATTGTCTCGCCGTGATCGGCGAGCTGCATCCGCAGTCGCTCGATCTCGTCGGCGGCCTCCTCGCCAACATGGCGCTGGTATCCAGCCAACGGCGGGTATGCTTTGCGCAGCCGCTCGACGATGTCGGTCAACGTGACCTCCATGTGCGGATGTTGCCGACGCGGGTTAGCCCGGCTTCACGCTTCAGGACGCGATTGGACTTGGCCACGGCCGGGATGTCTTCCTCGCCGGTCTTGCGGGTGTGACATTCCACACACAGCACCTGACAGTTTTCCAACGACGCATCATGCGAGAACACGACCGGGTTGATGTGGTCGTAGTGCTTGAACTTGCCGGCGAACAAGGCGCCACAGCCCTCGCAGCGCCCGCGGCACCGCCGCCAGGCGGCAAGCTTGGTGGCCTTGGTGAATTCAACCCGCTTCTCAGTCATGCGCTTCCCACGTATCGTCTGCGAACACGACGCCGTTCTGCGCGCCCCAGGCTGCGATTAGCTCGATCAGCTCGCCCATTTCCTCTTTCGATAAGTCGGACGACGACCGGCCGAGATTGACGAAGCCGGTACCGTCGAGGTTCGGCACGATCCGCACTTCGCGCTTGAGCGCATCGAGGAAGATCAGTTTCCAATCGTTGGCCGCCAACTTGAGATCATGCCATGTCTTCTGGCGTGCCACCTCTGTGAGGGCGGCCCAGAGTTTAGCGTTTTGCGGCAGCGTGCGCCGCCCGCCCTTGAATTCCACGCGCGTTCCGTCTGGCACGCGGGCGAGCAGTTTAGCCGCCCGGGCGCGGGTCACGGGGCCGTCGATGCGCAGCAGCGCGCGGCTCACTATGCGGCCTCCGGCATGTATCGCTTGCGCAACAGGTCCACCGTTGCGTTGACATCGATCAGGAATTGGATGACCTGTTCTTCCATCTTGCCGATGTACTCGTCATCGCGCGGGATGCGACGGATGTGCAACTGCATTTCTTCGGGCAGGCGGTCATCGAAGCTGACAAAATCGCACCACTGCCGGCCGGTACACGCCATTTGGAATTGCATCTGATCAAGGGTTGCCGCCTCGATCTTGGCGCCAGTCAACCGCTTGATGTGGATGGCGGTTTTATACGGGCACTTAATCTCAACGAGGCCATCAGTACCGACCAATCCGTCGGGCGATGCGCCGGCATGCTCGATGGTAGGGTGCTTGATAAACCCGACCTCGGTGATTTCAACGCCTTGGGCGAGGGCATAGCGAAAGCGTGCAGATGCTTCTTTGTCGTTGCCGTGCTCCATTGCGGCGTTGACGTATTGCGGATACGGCGTGCCGGTCAGGCACTCGCTAACAAGCTCCCCCATGTAGCCTTCGCGGTCGGCGGTCCAGCCGCCGCTCTTGGTCGTTGCGGTGATGTCGCGCACGCGGCTGGCGGTGACGCAGCCACAGCGGGCCTGCAGCCATTCGTCACTCCGTTGCAGCATTGGCCACCTTTGGCAGTTTTTTGACGTAGTCGAGCGCGGCCTCGAAGCGTTCGGGGGCGAGGGCGTCCAACTCGTTGATATGGGCGAATTTGCAGAACCAATCTTCCGTTCGCCCGCCTGCATAGATTGCTTCGTGCAGTTCGGAGATTGCATCTTCGCTGAGTTTTTCGGTCGGTTTGCCATTGGAGCGGCTGGCGGCGTTGGCGTCGTCGTCCTCGTCGGCGGCAATGCCAATCAGAGCAGAGAGCGAATAACGGCGCGCGTAGGTTAATGCTGAACCGATCTCCTGCGGTCGCCCAGACATCGGAAGGGGGTGTTCGCTAGCAATCCATTGGCCAGAAGTGTGCAACAGCCGCGTGTGCAAGACACCGTCGCCAATCGTCTGAACGAATGAGAGGCCGTTAGCTGACAACGACTTGCGCGCAGCATTGATGATGGCTGCCAGATCGGCATATTTCGATTTAAAATGCGGATTGATGCGGTTCATGACGGCATTTTCCATCATGCCCTGTGCCTTGGCCAAGGCGGCGGCCAGCTCGTCGATTTGTTCGGACGTGTTCATGTTAGCACCGCACACAGCATGAAGATGGAGGCCATGAGCAAAGACAGGGCCACGATGGCGAGGGCGTCGGAGGCATAGGCGGTCATGACGTGCCCTCGGCCTTGGCGATGGCGGCGCGGGCTGCGTCGCGCCATTCGGAGATCAGGTCGCGAAGCATTTTTTCGTTGGCGTTGACTAGCCATCGATCGTCAAGACCGCCGACGTTGCATGCTAGATCGATCAGATCGCTGCGACGTTCAGCAGCGGTCGACGGCTCGTCCTCGGGCGGGCGCTCGTCGTCGGGCGATGCGAGCTTCCAATCGTCATAGGTGCGGAAGCGGGTCATGACGTTCCCTCCTGTTCACTGTCCCCATTGAGGCCGTCGACGGCGCCGCCGCCCATGCCGGTTAGGTTTTCGCCCTTGTAGACGAGCTTGCCCTTGCTGGGGTTCAGCAGCCGCTTGCGCGCGGCGACGAGCTTCTGCAGTTCATTGGCGGCGCGGAACAGTTTGCGCTGCCACCTCTCGATCGCCTCGGCGTTAGCGGCGAGCTTGCCCTGCCGGCCTTCGATCCGCATGTCCACGCGCTCGGGATCGTAGTCGGCCCTTGCTAGTTTTTGGGCGCGCCGTTGTGCGTTTATTTTGCCAATTCCTGATGAATACGCAGTCATCAGTATCCCCCTGCCTGTTCGGTGAAGCCGTCACTGTCCCCATCCCACTCTGTCGTGCATTCCTTGCATTCCCAGGTTTTGTGACCGAGGGTAGTGGTGATCAGGTTGAGT